TTTCGGAAGCTCTTTCGGCTTCCCCTTCGGTTCATGCGTCTGCGTTGCATGGCGCTCCTCCTGGGGCCTCTGAGGCCCCCACAATTTTGTTCACTTGATGTTAATTGTGTTGACTGACACCGTTCTCCTTATCCCCGGGGGGGACCCCCAGGCCATATCCCAATGATGGGGCGTTCCCCCCCCAGGGGCCCCCGAGCTATTCCGGCGGAGCCGGCGGGTCCGGGGGCGTGGGGTTTTCGGTTTCTGTTTTTGCTGGGGGTGCGGCCTCGGGCGCCTGGGCGTCGATGAGTCCGAGCTCCTCCAGTTCTCCCCGGCGGTCTGGGTCGTAGACTAGATCGAGGAATTTTCCGGGGTCGTTATCGACGTGTTTTCTGACCGATGCGGGTAGCGCATCGAAGTCGTCGCGCGCTGCTTTTACCAAGTTGAGCGCGGCGTGATAGCCGTCGACGTTTGTGAAATCTCCGTAATTGGGTGTCTGTCCGTCGTTCGGTAGTTGCCCGTGGGCGATGAACCGACCGACGATTACGTTTACGTCTGTGTCTAGCGTGTCCGCTTGTTTGGTGCGTTGCCGTCCGCCTTGTCGGGCGTGGACGGCTTCGCGTTCTCGTGCTGCCATGGTTTCTCCTATTCGGTCCACTTGTTGTAGCTCTTGCGGGGTGGGACGATTCCCTTCCGCAGTGGTTCGTTTCCGTGTCTGATTTTTCCGAATTTGGGTTTGCGTCCGGTGAAGAGTCCACCGACGTTGACTTTGACGGGTCCTACTCCGAGGTTGCTGCCATAGAACCATTTGCGGAGTCCGCGTCCGAGGCCAGAGGCTTCGAATTTTCCTTCGGTCATGTTGCGCTGGACTTCGCGTAGGACTTTGCTGTGGAGTATTGTGCGTTCATCTTCTGCCATGAATCTGTGTGCGGTTGAGATCATGGCTTCTTCGCCGCTTTTCCAGGCGTCGTATTGTGCTTTTTCGACGTGGGATCGGGCTGCGACCGATCCGAGGTAGGCGGTTGTGGCGTGTGCCTTTTCGGCTTTTTCGGCGTGTTTTGATACGGCGATTTTTTTCGGCACCCCGAGCAGATCGGGCGCGGGGAAGTTGACGGCTGGTGCTCCGACCGCGCTTACGCCTGGTGCTGATCCTCTGGCGAAACCGAGGATTCTGTTGAGTCCGGCTTTCTCCAAGTCTTCGGTTTCGAATTGGTGGCGTCGCTTGAAGAGATGGAGCTGCGCCGCCGCAGCGTCTTTCTGCCTTGCTTTGGCGGCGAAGCTACTTGCGAGTCCTGCTCCGATGGCTCCGAAGGCCATTATGGAGTTCCGGTGGTGAGCAGGTTTTTGATGGCTTCCATGATTACGATTAGAAGCTCGTTGAGTTTTTGCAGCATGTTCCCCCCTTTTTGTATGTTAAATCCGGTTCGGATTTTAACATACAGGTTCGTCCAGGCGTCCCGATCCTAGAAGTGATCGATCATGCCCGGTACGCTGAATGTCGGCATCGGTCGGGCGCAGAGGTAGTGGAACCAGAAGTCACCGATGAAGTGAGGTTGTGACGGGACCGCTATTACGCGGTCGATCGGCGGGTCGTCTTCGATGAATACGTCATTGAGTACCGGGAGCGTGAAGAAGTCTATTGCCAGATGCCAGCTGTCGAGTGGTGCTGCGGAGCCGCTGTTGAATTTTCCTGTGACTCGGCTCTGCTTGTATTTATACTCGGCGTACCGTTCTTGGAAACCGAAAGTGAGGTCGTCGTTCGAGTCTGCGTTGGTCCAGATTTCTTTGTTGAGGACCGCTTGTTCTCCGATGTGGCTGAGGGCAGGCCAGTAGAAGTCGAAGCGGGTCTGTCTCGACCACATGCGGTCGATTCCCTGCTGGTAGGTGAGATCGGCGCGTACGCTTACGAGTCCGATTAGGACGCCGTGTTCGGTGAAGCTTTTGACGAACCCGATCCCGTCGGACATTTGGGTTCCGAAGCCTGCGAGGTTTCCGACGAGTCCGCCGCTTGCTTCATTTGTGTTCGATACCGGGTGAATATTGATACGGGACTGGCCGCCTCCGAGGTATTCCGGTCTCTGTAGACGTTGATCCGGTGAGACCACGCCGAAGTGGGATCGCACGATTTCCGTATAACGTGTGCCCCCACGAGCATCCCGCTCCAGTAGTCTTTGGATTTGGAAGGCTTGCCGGATTGCATTTATGGTGGCCCCCGTTGCGGCGCTGAGGTCTGTTTCTAGTTTCGTTACAGACCAGAAGGCGTCGTTTGTTGATCCAGGCGCCGACGACCATTTTGCGTCGAAGCCTGATGCGTTTCCTTCGAGTGCTGTGGGTCCGGCCCATCCGGCTCCGTCGAATAGGGGGATTGCTCCTCCTCCTCCGACGGGCACCACAGGTGCGACGGTTCCGATTGGTAGTGTTACTGCGGTGCCCTTCTGAGTGAAGGGTAGGCAGCTGGTGAAGTAGTCGTGCCTTTTTCCTCTGTGTTGGACTACGTAGTCTGCGAGTGAGTCGGGTCCGTCGTCGAGGTCTACGACGAGAGAGTCTTGCAGGTTTTCGTCTCTGAACCATTCGTTCCAGATTAGGTTGTAGGCCCGTCCGTGTAGGTTGTTGACCGTCATGGCTCCCCGGCCTTCGGGTAGTCCGAAGTAGCTGTAAAGCGAGGGGTAGACGGGTGTGTGTGCTTGCATCTGCGGGACTAGGAAGTCGGTCGAGTCTCCTGGGTCATCTTGAGCGCCGCAGAATTTTTCCCAGTTGTCCCAGACCAGTCGGTTGGGGACGAAGAAGAAGAAGAAATCCATGAACATATTATCCATGACCGGGAAGATCGGCGTGGCGAGTCGGCAGAAGCTTGCCATTCGGAGGTTCATGGTGTCGCCCGGTACTACCTCGTCCACGAATATCGGGATGAGTCCTCCCGCGTCGAATGTGGTTTTGACCCCGTGTGATCGGTTGAATTGGGAGCGTTGGCTCTCGATGTGCGGGATTTGGGCGAAGCTGTGTGTTGATTTTGAGATGCCGCCTTTATTGGCTACGGGCATTGTTATTCCTTTACGAGTTCCATTTTGGGTGAGTTGGTGATTGGTGTTTGCATTTCGAGGGCTGTGCCGAGGTTTGTTTTGGCCTCATCGCCTTTTATTGTCCCGGTTCGTTCATCGAAGTCGCCGATCTGGAAGAGTGTGTAGTCGCCGGGGTGTTTGCTGATTTGTGTTTCCATGTCGTTGCAGAGTGCGTGGAAGGCTCTGAGTGCTGTTGCTTTGTTTTCTGAGAATTGAGGCTGTGCATAGTATTCGGCTTTTGAGTCGTACACGCTAAAGATTTTCATTTGTTATTTCCCCTTTTTTTATTTGGTTTTGTGTCTTAGCTATAGTAGTCGCTCTAGCCGTTTGTTTTTCTGTTCGTGCACTTTTTCTCTAACGAGTAGTCGTTCTGGTGTCAAGTCCTTTCCTTTTTTTCGTACTGCGATTTGTCGTTTGGTCTTTATGTTTTTGAGTTCTTGTTCTTCTAGTTTGTCATCGTAGAAGCGAGGCGGTCTGAATCTTCTGCCCGCTATTATTACTTCGTCTTCTGGGTAGATGTCTGTTTTATATTTTTGGAACCAAGTGGTTCCTATGCCCTTATTTCTGGACATTGTTACATATTCGGGTGTTAGCATGTATTTGTTTCCGTTTTTATCTGTTCTTTCGTATGCTTCCCGGTATTTTTCTTTCGAGTTGTCGTCATGTCCTGGGCTTATTTTTTTCATTATGTAGCGCGCGACGTAGGCGGCGCTTTCGTATGTTAGTTCCCCTATTGTGCAAAACCCGAGGGCCCATGTGTCCTCTAGGAGTTTGCTTTTGTAGAGTTTATTTTCGTTTTTTATTTGGTGGATGCGGCGATCGCCGCTGAAGTCCACTCCGAAGACACACGCGTGATAGTGTGGTCTTCCGTTTTCCTCTCCGTATTCTCCGCAGTGAAAGTATCGGAAGGGTCCTATTTTTTTTCGTAGCCGTTTGGCGAAGAGTTGCCAGTGCTTCACGTTGAGTGAGCCGTCTTTTGGCATGTTTTCCGGGCTGTAGGTCAGTGTTAGGAATGAGTTTTTGGTGTGCATTTGGGATTCATGCACGCATCGGATAGCCCATTGTCGGCTTTTTTCGGTTCTACAGCCGATGCATCTTCCGCCGGGGAGATCCACGGGACGGTCGGCCCACGCCTCACCCTGTTTGAAAGTGATGCCGCCGCCCCGTGCTCTCCATGCTCGGATCGAGCTGTAGCAGGGCACCTAGAGGCGCCAGCCTCCCCGCATGGGTCGGGTTCTGCTGTTCTTTTTATTGATCCGTGTTCCTTTTCGGAAGCTCTTTCGGCTTCCCCTTCGGTTCATGCGTCTGCGTTGCATGGCGCTCCTCCTGGGGCCTCTGAGGCCCCCACAATTTTGTTCACTTGATGTTAATTGTGTTGACTGACACCGTTCTCCTTATCCCCGGGGGGGA